CCTCTTGGTTCAGTAAGATTGCATCATAGTCGTGAGTCGCTAGAATACAACAAAGCAACTCAAAAAGAAATTTGTGCGATTCTTTACAAAGTTAGTCAAGATATTCAAACTATTGCAAAAGAAAAACTTGCCGATAGTGAAGATTTGTGGGATGCAAAGAGAAACTATGCTCAAGTTATTAATGCTTTACCTTATCAAGTAAGAGGAGTATTCGAGAATAGTTTTGAGTGGAATGGCATCAAAATTACAGACTCTACATTTCAAAGAGATTATCAATTGCAAGATGATCTTATTATTACTGATTACGAGAAAATTGAAGATAAAGATTCTCGCAATGGTTTCAAGGTAAGAGCTACTAAAACAAATCGCATTTATTGTCAAGACAATTATCTTGTAATGATGCAAGACATTGATTCATCTCATGGTAACAATCTTAGAGTTCGCACATTGATGAATGATTTACCCGACCTCAAAGGTGTTTATGTTGTCCATGCAACATCCGAATGTGGTAAGTCAGAAGTTTACGATAATTGGCAATTCGATCTTGTTGACGCAAAACACAAGAGATATTCCTCTCAAGTAGATAAAGAAAAAATTGTTCGCAATAAAGTTTCGGGCACAAGTCGTGCTTCTATTCCATTGTTCAAGATGAGGGCTGATAAAGGGTATGGTAGTCGTAATGCAGATTATTGGCAAAATGTCAATGAACCAATCAATTCGCTTGAGCTAAACGAAGTTGAAGGTTCTGTCAATGGTAAAATCATTTATGTTCCAATCAAGAACTACAAAGTTGATAGTGAATCTTATGATCTTGACAGAGTTTACAAAATCACTAGAGGTATTCGCCAAAAAGCTGAAGATAATTCAGACGAAAAAAATCTTCAATTATTCGGTGTTCGTGCAGGTGATGTAAAGAAATTGGATAAAAGTACATGGGTATCATTCTTTGATTTTTATCTTGACTATTGCAAAAACATCATTCGTGACAATAAGAAAGAATGTCAATCAGCATACAAGATAATTCAATTCCAAAAATCTTCTGATAATAACTTTAGTGAATATCGTTGGAATTATGGTCAATTGTTTATTAATAATACATTTGATATTTCTACGCTCGATGATAATCATTTATTTGCTCGTTGTGCAGAGAATTGGAATCTTTTTATGCAAGAGTCTACAACTGATCGTAAATTTAATGTTGCAATCAATGTAGTTAGTCTAGGTGATCAAGCGTGGTTAGATGATGTATTGGATACAAAAGTTGATGCTGAATCAGTTATGCGAGACTTCAAATTACTCGATAAAAATTATCCTTTACTTAAAGTTGTAGCGAATCAAGCTACTTCTTGGATAAATCTAAAGCAAGATAACGACAAGAATGTGACTAACCAAATTATTTTAGAATACATTTCCTTGTGTGATGGGGTTGGGGCTTAAATGCCTCTTCCCCATTTATTTTAAGAAAAAACTTGACAATATCTGTAAATTTAATTAGTATTATATATATTAACAATTCAAAAAGGAAAAAATTATGAATCAAGTACCATATCAACTCACAGAAAATTCACTCACTATCTTTTGGGAAGGCAAACCATATACCTTGCGTAAAGATCATGTAAACTTTAAACTTGCCAAGCAAGCAATCTTGGAAGCAAGATATGATGATCTCGGAGATTTGATTGATATTACCAAGGCAGTTGAGAATTTTGTCGAGGGTGATATTGAAGTCAGAGATGAAGTTGTTTTCTACAAAGGACATCGCTTGCATGGTGTTGTTGTTGAAAAACTACTCGAAATGCTTCGTGCAGGAATGAGGGATTCTGCTCCTCTTACAAACTTTATTACTCGCTTGCAGTCAAATCCAAGTGCAAATTCAGTTAATGAGTTGTATTCTTTTATGAGCTACAAGTCATTGCCAAACACTCCCGAAGGTAAGGTCTTGGGTTACAAAGGTGTTCAGAAAGACTTTTGGAGTTCAACAGGCAATGCCGATACAATCGTATTGCAAGGCAAAACCAATGATCGTCACCAAATTCTCAATGAGGTTGGTGCAACTATCGAGGTCGCTCGTAGATGTGTAGATGATAATAAGGACAACCATTGTTCTTTCGGTCTTCATGTCGGCTCGTATGATTATGCTGATGGTTGGGCAGGAGCAGATGGTAGGTTGCTCGTTGTTGAATTTGATCCTGCTGATGCAGTATCAGTGCCAACTGATTGCGATTTTCAGAAATTGCGTGTTTCTAAGTACAAGGTTATATCTGATATTACCGACACTCGTAAAGAGTTAAATAAACCTATCTACGAGGCTAATAAGCCTATTTATGGGTCAAATGACGATTATTATGATAATGAAGATTATGATGATGATGATGAATCTGATTTTGTCGATCAAGGTGTATGGGAAGACGATGAAATGGATAATGAAGATGATCTTGTATTTAAAGTCAGTTCATATATCAGTAATAAACTATTGAATGGAGAAAAAGTTTTAATTAAAAATATTGCTGATTTAAGGTTCTGTAAAGATCAAAGACTGACCTGTGCAGATATTGCAGACATCATTGATGTAATGGATGATTATGAAATTCATGAATCAGATGTCGGGCGAAATGTTCCTGTTAGCCTCAAGAGAGTCGTGAGGAACTCTTAATTGAAAAAAAAATTTAAAGAATTTTCCTTCCTATCGTTATTGTTAATGCTATCGGGTTGCTTGACTCCCTCTATGGTTTCCGTAGGGGGAGTCTTCGATGGGGATGATATACTTTATTCTCACATATCAGAATTAACAACCAATCCAACTCAACCTTGGTTAATCAATACTCCAACAGGAGTCTTAGTTTACAAACAGGCTTTTATTATAGATATATCGCATGATAGACAAGATTTTTTATTGCGAAGAAAAGGAGACATGGCAGAGTTTTGGGTTGAGTACGATATGTTCAATAAAAGAGATAAAAATTTTATTACAAAATTACTAAAACAAATAGACAAGGAAAATGTATATGTCGGAAGCAAATAAGAGTAAAAACAAGATCGAAGTTTTGGGGCATACTGAAGGTTATTCCATCATTGAGGGTTGCATCAAGCAATCGTTAAGCGAGTCAAAACAGGAAGCTGAAGAGATCACAATGGAAGAGTTCTTAAATATCATAAAGCAAGATATTTCTGATAATTCCAAATAATTTCAAATACAATTAACAATATAATCCCTTTACCCATACATATTAATAAACTATATACTTATATACTAGATCATAATAGCAAATATATACAATAAAAAGATAAACGAATTTTATCTAAATAATTGATTAATAAAGGTTTAAATAAAAAATACAGAGAAGTGGGTTGAAGTGGGGGAAAGTGGGTAAGCGTGGTACGCGACTTAAATATATAAAAATATAAGTTAAATTAAAATATTGTAAATTGCGTCAAAAATAATAGAAACAAATAAACTAAATTTTTTTTGATATAGCCAAATAACTTAATAAGAAAAATAATAAAGTATAATGAACAAACTACAAATAAATTTTAATCAAATAATTGCAAATAACAATATGAAAGATAGCCGACTTAATTTAATAAATTTTTTTATACATTTTTGCGTTTTAGTTAAATAAAAGTTTGAATGAAATAAAGCGAAATAAGATGAAAAAAAATAGAATAAAATATAATAATTAATTATACTAAATTTTTTGTTGAATTCGGGCGAAATAAAAATGCACTTGACACAAATAAGGCTTTAAATTATAATTATGGTATTGATGAGCGAGAAAGATAATAGTGTTAGTTACCTTCAGCACCATATAGACTTCACATTCCCCGAAATAATGATGCAGGAGCAAATAAATGATGTCGGATGGATAGATCAGCCCCAAATAACAGGCGAGCCGCAAATAAGAGCGTTTGCGAGCTTTGAGGGGTCGAATCTGATTACCCTATTTCCCTTCTTTAATCCAACAGGGAATTACCCTGTGCAGGAAGATTGAATAAAAAATTTTATAAAATAAAGAAAAATATAATTAATACTTGACTTGTTTTATATTCTATACTATACTTATATACATCATGACAATAGCAAAAGAGATAAATAATAAACTTGATACAATATTAAATATTAGATCAGAAATAAAAAAGATGCGGGCGGAACTGAGTGCCGACTCCGAGTTAGTCAACCCGAATACGGGCGACAAGATGCTTCGGGATGACGCAATAAATATAGCCGAGGAAGTAATAAATAAAGTACAAAATGATATAAATCAAATAACAAATAATGGGCAGAATGTACGAAATATTTTTAATAATCAATACTATATAAATGATATGCTACAAGATAAACAAATTGCAAACGAAAATTTATCAAATATAAAAGCATTTATACAAGAAAGTGAGGATAAGATTAAATAAAAAATTTTATTAATTTATTTGGAGGCATAGAGTCCGTCGATGAGGCGGGACGAGGTAAGTCATCACCTGCATTGAACACTCCTTAATCTTTTTTCTTGACAAAACGAAGACAACCAACTAGACTTATAGCATAACAATCAAACAAGGAGGAAAAAATTATGGGTAATATAGCTAAATGTGCAAGAGCAACTTCAATTATGAATAATGTAAAAAGAGGGGCATATGTGGGCATGAGTAAATTTGCCAACTATGGTTCTATTGTCGAGGATAGCATCTTCGCCCAACAAAGAGAGGCAGACAGGCGACTCAAAGAGATTCAAGCCAAGCGTCTCAAGCAAGCAAAGGGGGTAGCATAATGGATGCAACAATCAAACCTCTTAGTGATAAAGTTAGTATGTTCGCAACTGATGAAGAATTATATGAACAATTAACTGCAAAAGAATTAATGTTAATTAAATTAGTTAAGGTAGAAGAATATGTAGATGATCTATATAGAGCACATGATTCTGATACAAATAAAAAATTATTTCCGCCTGAGAAGAGTTGGTTTAAAATAAAAGACTTATTAAGAGAGTGCAGAAAAATTAATAAAAATAAAATTAATACTTGACAAATAAGACTAAATATACTATAATTATATACATAAATTGAGAAACAAACTCAAATAAATAAAATAAATCGATCTTTAAAATTTTTAACACTTTGGAAGGGCTTATAATCCTTCCTGTGGGTGACTGAACAAGCTTGTCGTGAGCGAGCTAAAGTATGCAGATCCCTGTGGTGGGGATGACAGAGTCCAATCGGATGAGTCAAATGGCAAATACCACGCCTAGTCTGTAGTTCAAAGTAGGAAACTCGAAACTGAAAGTTTACGCCGAAACGATGGAGGTATCTCAGAACCCTCCCCCACACATATTTCCCCATCCCCCGCCCCTGCCCCTTCTAGAGAAATTCTAGGAGGGGCTTTTTGTTTTGACATTCCCAAAAAACCTGCCATACTTATTATTATGAAAACATTAAAAGACATATTATCAAACTACGGATACATCACGAAACCTCAGCTTGCCGAGATCGTAGATTATTTCCCGCACATGAAGGTCGTCATTAAATGGGGCGGACTGCCCCGTGAACGGGTTCATGCCTGGGAGGCAATCCAACGCATCGATAAAGTAGAGAGCGAGGATATTGACTACTGCCGAGAAGTTTTTCTCTGTGGTAAAGATTGCGAGAATCTTAGAATAGCACTACATATAGCAAATTAAGTGGAAATTATTCTAGGAGCACTAGTCATCACAATTTGTCTCGTTTTTAAACAAGATTAAATTCTTTATTCAATTCAATCATATCATATAATGACATAGCAAATATACATACAACAAATATATAAGTAGCAAATATACAACAAATATATAAAGCTATAATTTAAACAAAAATTTATAAAATTAAAATTCAATTCGTAAAGGGTTGAGCATCAGTATTTTGCGGGATCGCCCTGCCAACTTTTGCAATTATATGATATTCAACAACTTACAGCAAGAAAAGAGTTTTTGGCGATTTTCGCAATTATATGATAACCAACGAGTTACAACTATTTCAAAAAAAGCTTGACTTGCGGTAGTTTTCTGTCATAATTGTATACATGATCAGAACAAAAAGCGACAAAAGATACGACATCGACTTCAGCAAGAAGGTGTTCGTATATAAGAATCTTCACAAGGACTGTTGGTCAGTCAAGCAGGGCGGGCTTGTTAAAGCACACGCAGATAGCTTAGAGATGTGGGATTGCAGTTTCCAAGTAAACCAAAAGGGGCGGGCGAAAGTTATCCAAGAAAAGCGTAAGAATGTTCATGCGGGCATTTTAGGCAGGATAGACGACCTTGGCGGGACAGTTGCAATTGGTACAGAAATTACATACAACCCGTACAAGTATAGCTCTTTTGTAGAAAAAGACACAGAAAATCCTGTATATTATTCAGGATTTGCATCGTTAACCCATAACAGAGTATTAGCAGCATGAAAGAAGAATTAAAAGGAATTAAACATGCCATTGACGGATTGTCAGATGAAATGTTAGAGCATCGTCGTCATGGAAACATGGCGGATCTACTCAGAGTTATGCGTGACATTAATGAAAATCTATGCACCATCAGCTATGAGCTCAAAGAATTAGTTAATCAGAAAAAAAACCTTGACATTGAACAAAAAATTTCATAGTATTATATCATGCAAGAAACAATAGACATCACACCAACATGGTCAGCACTCGTTCCTATTATGATCGAGGTGTTGAAAAACCCAAAAGCAAACAACACAGCAAAAGCAGAAGTAACCCAAGAATTACTTCGCCTCGCAAAGATTGCAGACGACCAAAATGAAAGGGCAAAACAATGACATTATCAGAATCAATTATGGATATAGTAAGAGGCAACCTTGCATGGTCAGATCCCATGTCAACAGTTTGTCTTGACCAACATGAGCGTCACCCCGAAAAGTTTCCAAAGGGGAGTGCGTTTCAAAGTGAAGATGAAACTTTAGACGACATCATTCGGGACTTGACATTATTACGAGATGAGCGTAGAATAGAATCATCTTTTCAATCAGCAGAACTATAACACAAGGAAAAATTATGACAGCAGTATTAGACAAACCCGAACAAATCGAAATGTTTCGCTACAAAACACTCCTTAAAGGATTAAGGCTTGAGACGCTAGGAATGCAAATGAGTAGGGGCAGGTCTTGCTATTCTATCATCAAGCAAGAGTTTGGTCTTAAAGGTAGCAAGCAAAAAGTTTTTGATCAATTTAAATTAATGTTAGAACAAGTAAATGAAAGGGCAGTATAATGACATCATCACAAGTAGAAGCACAAGTAGAATCCTGGAATTGGAATCTCAACATATTTGAAATTTATGATGAGATTAGAGATTATGCCGAACGAGACAAAAAGCAATTACTCGCATTTGCTTATGACTTTTTCGGTAAAGATAAAGCGATGAAAGAGCTTGCATCTCACTTCGGAATCGACATTGCCTAATGAACGACTTAGCCATTACCTATATTAAAAAAATCCAAGACCTTTTGGATGCCGACGAAGAAATCTTAATTGATAAAAATTCTTTTGAACTTAAAGAAAAAGACGGAGAAATTGATTTTGATGTTGACATGATCAAAGAAATGTACGATAATTAAACCATGACAAACACAACTATGAACACCTATATCGATGCAGTATGCGAAGGCAAACCTCTTGACCTTCCTAATTTTAATGAAGACACTGAGCAGTGGGAGCTAGCCTTTGAGGAATCAGAGACGCCATGGCACCCATACGACAGTGCAAAAGACATCTTATTTGTAAGTTTTGAGTCAGCTGAAGAAGTCACTGACGCTTACAATTATTACAACCAAAACCCTGCGATGGGTTTACAAGAAGTAGAAGGAGAACAATCCTAATGTTAAGGAAACTCAAAAACAAGTTAGCTGCTTTGTTCAGCTCAACCTATAATGTCGTGTATACTACCGAAGATGGTAGAACACAAATGTATACAATCTCTAAACCTACGCATAAGCGTGAGTTTGGTAACGCTCGCGAGGGCAAGAGAGTCGTAGGCTTTCGTGCTCATTGCTTTAACCGCAACGGAATTCGTTCTTTCCGTTATGATCGCATCATCTCTTTAGTAAGGGGGTAGAATATGAAGAAACGCATTGAACATTTACGAGCACAAGTTCGCGAGCTAGCCCATATGTTAGCCTGCGAAGAATCAGAAGGTATTTATTTATCAGAGCACAATGAGCGTCGGTCTCAGCATAATGCATTACTAGAGGAGCTCTATCATCTAGAGAAGCGTGTGTTCTGACCTTTCATGGTCATCGGTTAATCCAAGCCCCTCTCCAATCGGAGAGGGGTTTTTTGTTGATAATCAACGTTTTATGAAATTTCCCTAGCTGATTCCGCAATTATATGGTATTCAACAACTTAAGATAACTGCAAAAAAAAATTATTTTTTGCTTGCAATTAAATCGCAATCTGTCATAATTATATATATGAAAGCGAGAGATATAAAGATAAGAAAACCAATCCTTTTCACCAAAGCTCGCCCTCACAAACTTAAAAACAAAATCATACATAGAAAGCTGAAGCATAAAAAAACTTTAATTTACTAAAATTAATTCTTGACAAAACATTAACAATCAACTATTATTATACTTATGAATAACGAACAAAAAACCAACAATCTCCGCATCTGTGGCGGTGAGCACAAAGTAGTAGAAATCGACCAAGTCAAGGCAGTTCAAACTCCGCCCATCGAGTTTCGTAAGGAACTCAACAAAAATGGCGAGCGTTCTGTCTCGTACCAACCGATCTCTCATTCTCTCCTTATTGATAAAACTCGCAACCATCTTGATCAAGCGGGCTTTACTATCGAGGCAGAGTGCCATAACCTCGCTAGGAATAACCAAAGATACTTTGGCTTGTTTCAAGTTTCTCATCCTAAAAGAGAGGCTTCAGAGCGAGGCACTATCGTAGGACTTCGGAATGCCCACGACAAGTGCTTCCCCGCAGGACTTTGTGCAGGTGACGCTCCTTTTGTCTGCGACAATCTTATTTTTACTAACGAGGTCAAACTAGCTCGTAGGCATACTAAGAATATCCTCAATGAGCTTGACCATGTCATTGCTCGCACTCTTGGCAAGCTTTTCAACTTTTGGGTTGCTCAAGATAGTAGGATTGATGCCTACAAAGAGCATGATCTTAAAAACGCTCAAGTCAACGATCTTGTGATCCGTGCTTGCAAGGCAGGTGCTTTGCCTAAGTCAAAGATCATTGATGTTGTTGACCAATGGGAAAAGTCCGATCATCCCGAATTTTGGGACAGGAATGTAAACTCATTGTACAACGCTTTCACAGAGGTTTACAAGGGTAACCTTACCGCATTACCTCAACGCTCCGAAGCATTGCATTCCGTGCTTGACTCCGAAGTGGGCTTTGATTCATCAAGCTTTAAGCAGGATGAGATAATCGAAGCCGAGGTAGTCGGTGCAGGTGACCCCTTCTAAGGTTGCTGGTCATATCGTGTCGTTCAGCCCCCTTCCAATCGGAAGGGGGTTTTTCTTTTGCAAGTGACTGAGTATTAGTTAATTGCGAAAATCGCCTAAGAAAAATTTTAATTATATGATATTCAACGACTTATGACAAAGTGAAAAAAAATGAAAAAAAGGGGTTGACAGATGCCCCCAACTTCTCTAGTATTGTATACATGATTAAAACGACACTACTCACTTCAGGTAACCAAAAAATCGTTAAAGGCGAAAAACTTGGTTACATCACAAAAGGAATTCACTTAGCTCCAGCCAATCTTGCGGGTTACGAAGTTTGCCAATGGCGTTCCAAAGGTTGCACAATGGCTTGTTTAAACACAGCAGGTCGTGGTCAAATGAATTCCGTTCAAGCTTCACGCATTGCCAAGACAAAGTTATTCTTTGAGCAACAATTGGACTTCCTTGCAAAGCTTTCTAAAGAGGTTGCTTCAACTATCAAAAGTTCACTCAAGAAAGAAATGCAAGCGGTGTTTCGCTTAAACCTTACAAGCGACATTTCATGGGAGTCTGTTTTCTTCAGCGAATCAGAGCCAAAGACGATCTTTGACAAGTTTCCTGAAACTCAATTCTACGACTATACAAAGTCATTCAAGAGGATGTGTGCTTTTCTTAACAAGCCATTCACTAAAGATGCACAAAAATTTCCATCCAATTATCACTTGACTTTTTCTCGATCAGAGCATAATGACAAGAAGTGCGAAATGGTTCTTGCTATGGGCGGGAATGTTGCCGTTGTGTTTCGCAACCAACTTCCTAAGACTTGGAAGGGTTACGAAGTTGTCAATGGTGATGATACCGACTTGCGTTTCTTAGACAAGAAAGGGGTAGTCGTTGGGCTTATCGAAAAAGGTATGGCAAAGAAAGATGAGACGGGCTTCGTACAGGAAGGAGTAAACTCATGAGCGATACTTATTACGACTCAGCCGAATCCGTCATGATATCACAAGAGCGGGCATTTCAGGAGCTCAAAAACCACGGTTGCCAAGAATTCGAAGAGTTCCTGGTAGACATGGGCGACAAGGAAGAATACTCGGCTCAGGCAGTGCTTGAATGGTTAGGATATTAAACACTTTAAAACAATTAAAAATTTTATACAATCATATGTGGACTACGAAGAATATATTTTTTGCCTTTACCTTTTTAATGAATGCGCGCAGGACCTGGACGGGTTCCTGGAAGCTTTCGACGTTATCGACTTGGCCTTTCCAGACACATGTAGAGTTTTAGCGGACCAAGGATTCTTTCATAAAGACTTGTGTATTAATTAATTACAACAAAACCCTATCCATTAATGTAAGTCATTGACCCAGGGGTATTTATGAAATCGAAACTATATAGACAAAAATTAAAATCGAATTTGCCAAAAAAAAAGGTTGACTTTACTTAAAAAAATGTCATACTTATAGGTATAGATTAACTTAACAAAGGAATATTATTATGGGATTAGATCAATCAGCATATGCAACTAAAGGCGAGCAACACGAAGATATAGCTACATGGAGAAAGCATAACAGACTTCAAGGTTGGATGGAAGATTTATGGGAGGATAAAGGTAGACCAAACTTTGATTCATCAGAAGCTAACCCTATGGGCGACTTTAACTGCATACCTTTAGAGCTAACACTAGAAGACATTGATTCACTAGAGTATGCAATCAACAACTTTGAGCTACCTGAAACAGGCGGATTCTTTTTTGGGAATGATTCTTATTTTTGGACAGATGAAGAGGGGAATCCTTATCCCGACAATCATTACTACTACAAAGATAATGATCTTTATTTTATCAGAAAGGCTCGCGACCTACTCGATAAAGGTTGGAAAGTATTCTTCGACTCTTGGTGGTAAAAAACCCTTGACATAACTACTTTAATTTTATAGAATTTATATTATGACTAAAACACTAAAAACATTCGATGACCTAAAATTCGGTCCTCATCCTCACGCAAAAGACTTGGGAGTTGTAGCAAGCCTGACTCTTGACAATGGCTACGCTTTTAGCGTTGTCGCCAATGCTGAGGGCGGTAATCTGTTTTACGGCAATCATCCAGATAACTATGAGGTTGCAGTATTTAATCCTCGCGGAGACTTTGTCCCCCTCTCTGTTTCGGACGATGTCCTCGGTTGGCAACCTCCACTTCAAGTCTCTAAATTGATGCAACAATTTCAACTTGACGGACTCGCTGAAGAAAAATTACTTATTAATTTGAGGGCAGACTTTAACGAAAAAGTACTAGCGGAGCAGGAAGAAAGATTTAACGCTTGACTTTTAATCAATCTTATACTATACTTATATCATAACAATCAGATAAACTAAACTATGACAAAAAAACAAAAACAAGCACTAAGTAAGGTTAAAACCTATACTCCTCACAATGTCAACAATCGTGATGAAAAGATTTGGTTCACATATGTCAACAAGAACAGAGTACCCGTCTCTGCTTACTACGACACTGCTAACGGATCATTCGTGTCAGTTGTCAAGGGTTCTCAATACAATGGTGTTGCATTCCGTAAGGGCGTCGCCAAGAGAGTAATCTCAAAAATTCTTGGATGATGGAACTATTATTTTTCACTCCGTGGATATTTGTATTCTATATAATGTTCTCGGATTTGTTAAGTGAGGATTCATAGTCTTAGGTCAACTACAAGCCCGCTAGCCTAAAAACTAGCGGGTTTTTTTGTAAATAGGAGCAAATTTTTTTCCAAATAGCCCAAATCGTTCGGATACAGCTATTGCCCGCCGAGAAAGAGAAATTAACCAATCAAACTAAAAAGTTATAAAATTCTTTTTTTGCCTATCCAGTTTCGCAATTATATGATAATCAACGATTTACGACTTGGTTTTAGTCGCGATAATCGGAGATTTAGTTTGCTCGCTGAGTTTGCGGGCTATACGCATGGCGTTAGCGTGGCTTGTGGCGTTGTCTACTAGCTTGCCAAAAAGTCTGATGTCAAACCAATTAGTAAAGTTTGGGTTTTTGTCTACATTTATCATAGTATTATGCAAAGAAAGGGTGAAGCTTCACATCCTCGAAACGGATGCCGACCTTGCGGTCAGTGCGGTATGGACGAACCATGGCGATAGTTCCAAGCTCTTCATGCTCGGTGGCTTGGATGAATTGAAAGACTTTATTATCTCGAGAGATGAGCACATCGCCTTTTTTGAATTTGTTTTTATTTGACATATTATTTTAGTGTTGAGTTACTACATTGAAACGAGGAGAGTTGAGATCCTCTTCTCTTTCGATTGTTCTAAGGTGTGAAAGACTTGACGCAGTCCGAACCCGTGGGTAATCGGTTCCTGTGTCGAAGATCTTAACAGACCAATGCGTTGACCATTTTTTAATTCTAACTTGTATTTTATCGTTTAACATATTATTACTATCGCACATTTGAGTTGAAATTGCAAGAAAAAAATGAATTATTTTTGTATTTCTTTTATCATAGACCGAAGCTCTGCGACTTTTTCGAGAAGACCTTCAGTGGTCATTTCTTCCGTCAAGGTTCTTGGCGAATCTTTTTTTTCGGTGTTCATGTAGTGAAGAAATTCAATTGATCCTTGAATCTTTGCAAGGTGAATTCCAAGATCAAGCTGCTTTACTATTTTTTCTTTCATATCTTTTGTATTAATCATATACCTATAAGGTAGCATGCAAACAAAGAAATTGCAAGCAAAAAGTGAATTATTTTTCCCAAATTTGTTGAATGTAGTATTGAGCATTATCTCCATCTTTGCGTTGAATGCTTGTTTGAAATTGCAACTTAGGCTGAAGTGTGCGAATCATGCGAGCAACTTTGCGTCTTACTTCGTGCTTGTCTTCAGCTTTTATAGTGATTGTATGATGTGTTTTGTCAATGTCGATATATGACTTAGTATTACTATTCCATAAGGAAATTGCTTCACCATCAAGGGAAGAGACATGAACACTTGCTACGAATGTTTTATTCTTTATCATATATATAATCTAACACATTAAGCCGAAAACGCAAGCAAAAAGTGAAAAAAGATTCAATTATTTTATTATACAATTCTACTTTTGCCTAGCCAGATTTGCAATTATCTGACTTTCAACGACTTAGAACACAAGAGGATCGGGCAATGAATTAGGAGTTGCGAACCAATCGTTTTCGTCAATTACTTCGCCGTTTAGTACAGGCTCGAATTTGAACTGCGAAACATTAGCATTGGCTATGCCGTTGACGCGTTCGCGTGTGGTCGGAGTATTCCAGCCCGCAAGTGACCAACGCACAAGCCCGTCGGCGTCACGCTTTACAATTGCGTTACCATGCAACCAAACGGTTTGCCCGTCTGTCTCGGTGTTTCCGACTTTTAAGGATGTGCCAGCATTGAAGGCGTTTCTGATTTGTTCTGTAACTTTTCTCATATCTTTATTATTAAGGATTTTGTGTGATTATGCAAGCGGAAAAAAGGAAAAAAAGAGTTTTTGTGCAAGTAGATTTTGCGCCCGCTCTTCAGCTTCTTTTTCTTGTTGCTCTAGTTCTTCAATCTCTAGTTCTGCCTGAAGCACTGCTATTTGAGATTGAATATGCCCAGCGTCTGCATCAAACGCATGATCTTTTATGAATTGCTCTAATTTACTGATTTCTTTTTTTATGTTCATGATATAACTATATAAAATTTTTTATTTAATTGCAAGCTAAAAGTGAAATTATTTTACTCCCATTCAGAATGAAAGCCCCAGTCAATGTCGGGCTGCTCGTCGAACTCTCGCAAGGCAAGCTCGTCTTGTAGTTGCCCAAGTTCGTTGCGTATTGCAACGCGTTGAGAGTCGCTAAGTATGCACTCAGCGAGGGCGGTTTGTAGTGTGAGTATTTCCCTTTGTATTTCTTTTGTAGTCATACCTATAACCTAACAAGTAAACCTTGAAAAGTCAAGAAAAACTTTCAACTATTTTATTGTACAATTCTATCGCGCCCCACCCAGTCTCGCAATTATCTGACTAACAGTGACTTAGGTAATCGTCTATGTCGTCAAAGTTTGCATATGAAAAAGGTGTGCTTCGCTGCCTTGTGCCACTATCGTAGGCGGATTGTGCATCTTCTAGTATTCCGAGCTTCTTGAGATAGGATATTGCACCTTTGTCGTAGAATGGTACACCATGATACCCTAGTGTCCAGGCGTAGTCAATTGCCTTTTCAGGGTCATCATCTAAGTAGGCATTCTTAGCGATCTTGCCTGATTCTCTCATTTTAGATTCTAATCTTGTATAACTCATTACTTAGCCTTTCTTGCTTTGTAGATTACCGCTTGGTATGCCTTGCGAGCTTCTTGCACTGCATGGAGAGCGTCGAGGATTGCCATGCCTTGAGTGATGGTCAAGGTTTGGTCGCCTTCGGTGTTGGTTGACTCGGCAAGGAAGTTGAGGTTGCCTTCAGCTTTAGACAGGGCAAGCCCTAGGTCAAGCTCCGTTCTTACTTCTTTCCTTATTTCTTCTTTAGTTTGTGTCATTGTCATATGTGTATATACTAGGTTAGTTGATGTTAAAAGTCAAGCGTTTCTTTCGACTGATTTCCATCCGAAAGCTTTTACTTTGTCTTGATGGCGGGCTTGTGGCAACATTGCCTCGAGTTCAGCAATGCGGGCGAACTTCCAATCTATCTCGCTTTGATCCATTTTACCTTTCCACATTTGCATTTGTAGTTTGTCTAATCTTATTTCTCTTTGTATTTGTTCTTCTGTCATATCTATAACCTATCAATCCTTTCTTGTTTTGTCAAACTTTATTTTACTTTTTTTTAGCTATTACAAATGCTAGTAAAATCTTTTCTCTTTCAGTTAGTTGTGTTGTATCAATCTTTATCATATAAACAACATAGCAACAAAATGACTAAAAGTCAAGAAAAACTTTAAACTATTTTATTGCACAATTCTACTTTTGCTAGGGCAATTGCACAATTATATGACTATAAGCAACTTACAACAACATGAAAAAAACTTTAATTTTTTTTTAAAAACACTTGACTTTTACAGAAAATTTTCTTATATTTAGAGCATGATTAAGATTGAGAAAAACGAAAACATTTCACGCTTTTGGAACATCTTCGCCTTCGGCAAGTTCGTCAAGGAGATCGAAGGACGAACCAAAGCATTCAACTATGCCAAGACTCTTGCACAAGAGAATGACCAAAAGTTTTTGGTTGATCACAAAAAAAGAATCATTGAGGCTTGACATTACAACCCAACTATACTAGATTATATAACTATGGATAACATCGAAAGAATTCGTTTAGCAGTAGAAAACGCCAAGCAAGGTTACCGCCTCGCTCCTAGATTTGCATCATTGCAAGAAGAACTACAAGAAGAGATTCAAGCGGAAGAGCTTGTAGTCAATCATGGTTTGCTTCAAGCAAGTGATAATGACATCAAGGAAGAACACGCTTCTCTTGAGTCAGTCGAGCATGACAAGGATGATGTCGATTATGACATGGATGAGAACGAGGTTGACATGGCTTCTCTCAGTCCTGCAATGCGTGAGATCTTCGGAGAATGAAGCAGTTACCTAAACGCAACAAAGCCGAAACATCATTCCGTTGGGTTATGTTCGGGCAAGCAGGGCAAGTCCTGTTTGCCTTGATCGACCCTAAGAATTGGATGCTTAAACCAAACTCGTACTTCGTTAGCGAGTCATTCATTCAAGCTAACTTGACAAGACTCAAGAACATATCGAGACAAGTCGAAGGCAAGACAAAGGTTCTCTTGTTGGAGGAGGGTGTGGCATAGCACCCCTCCCCCCTCCCCGCCTTGCTCGCATACTAACCCACCCCATTTTCCAAAAAAAACCACTAGCCACTTTCTGACAAAGTGGTGGGGGGTACTATTTTTCAATATTTGCATTGTTTAAAATATTTTAAATTATTTGCTTGAATAAAAAAATAACCGACCCCTATTTGGTGTAAAGCAAAGTATGAAAAAAGTTGAGTTTTATAATGTAAAAAAGAAGACTAAAGTTCAGATAGCCGCCGAACTAGTCAAAAAGAAAACTTATCAAATGGTTACTAAGGGAGGGAAGACATCTAAGCGTTATGCGCTTAAAGCCGTGGATGAAGATGGAACTAAATTAACAAAATTTTGCAGCAAAGCAGATTACGACAAACTTTAATGTCTTTTTACGAACTTAGTGATTTCCCTCAATTAACTGAGTTAGTCGAAAATTGGAAAACTATTAAAGAGGAATCTTCGCGCCTCGACAATTATAACTTAAATATAAATAGAGTTAATAAAGATCATGAAGTTGTAGCTGAAGAAATATTAAAAAAAATTAAATTAAATAAAAAAAATGGATGGGTTGATGGGTGGAATAACAAAGGCGAGGTAAATAAAAGCTGGATTCAATATGGATTAATTATTCATGATAAAGAAGTACCGCACAGTAATATGCCAAAAACTATAAAGTTATTAAAAAAAATAAAAGGAATAAAAGTTGCGGCACTAAACATACTAAAAGGTGAATCAATATTAGGAACTCACACTCATCCAGAAATGGTTACAGAAAAATTGGCGCAAATGCACATCTCTCTTGACGCGCCAGAGCCGATGCAATCATATCTTTGCGTTAATGGAGATTTTTTTGAACATAAAACTGGCAATTATGTAATATTTAACGGAGCCTATCCTCATTTTGCTATAAACGCAGGAAAAAAAGATAGAATAATTTTATATTTAGAGTTTAAAAAAAATAAATTATAATATTATACAGAACCTGTGGGGAATGCTGCAGAAGAAACTCCAGCAACATCTGCACAACTTGTGACTTTAACAGTAAAGTCGTGAACATTTAATCCTGAGTCAGGTAAGTCAACATTTACTTGGAATACAAAATCACCAGAACCAGTATTCAAGTCTAAAGCATGAGTTAAGTGAATTGATTTGTTTTTATAATAGTCTTCGGGTTCGCCGCTATGATAGATATGAAAATTTTGCACTTTTTCCCAAGTTGGACTCACTCCAGCTCCTGTAAATGCTATATTTGCATCCCCAGAGAATACTCCGCTTCCAGTTGCCGACTGGTTTAAGTTGATATCCCAATCTAAAATATAATCACCAGAATACAAAGTTAAAGCGTCAACTGTATTCAGATCTCCTGTAGTCCCTTCGCCAGATCCACCTATGACAGAATCATCATCGAAAATAGCCTGTCTAACTCCTAATAATTGACCTCCAAGATATTTTGGCTCAATTGACTTTGTTGCCATTGTGGTTCCGTCTCCAACAATTACAGGAACTCTGGAGTAAGAATTAATGTCTGATCCTGACGCTGTTAAAAGTTCTGATATTTTAGTACCCATAATATGGTTTACACTACTTTCAGCATATTTCTACCTCTAAAGTTTCTCCGCCCTCTGTGTTTATTTGAGTCCCATTTTCTCTAAGTAAGCTGCATAAGTCTATTTCAATTGATTCGCCGCAAGTTTCTATATCTAAATATACTCCATCTTCAGTATAAATTGGAAATTCATCTTCTTGTAGTAAGCTACAGAAATCAGGACACAATTCAACATCTATCGTTTGATTATCTTCTGCATTAAGGCTATCACCATTTTCTTGGGCTATAGAACATATATTAAAAACATTAACAGATCTAGATACTGTACTAAAACCTCCATCAAAATCAGTCACGCTATAAACAACTGAATAATTATTTAATATAGATGTATCTACTGTATTTTCTATAGTTATTCTGTTTGTAATATCACCATCGTCTTTATCAAACGCAACTGCACCTGCATCAATATAAGTCGATCCTTGAGGTGCATTGACTATAGGGCTACCAAGCAAACTAATAACAGGAGGGTTATTAATAACAACTACAGTTCTACTTACAGATGATGTCAACCCACCAGAATCAGTTACCTGATAAGATACTTCATATACTCCGTTAACATTAGTATTCACGTTACTTGTTGTAATTATTGAGCTGGTTAAATCTCCGTCTTCAGGATCGTTTGCCGTTGCGCCTGCATCATTATAGGGCACTCCATTAAAATTTTGCACAAAACTGCTTCCAATAACCGTTATGGTCGGCGGCTCATTCCATTCCACATTGACCGTTACTTCCATACTTTCCCTTCCAGCGTAATTATCAGCAAAAACAGTAAACGCTATTTCAATATCATCTCCAGCACTATAACCTAAATCACCTAAATTAATAGTACCTTGCAATAATCCTGTATTAGAATTAAATGTAAGACCAGCAGGATAATTAATAGCAATATATAAAAATGGATAATTAATATCACCAATCATATTATCAGCTACAATTTGATAAGAAAAATTAAATTCTCTACTATTAGTTTCAATATTAATAATTGAATCAGATGTTATGTTAGGAGGTGTTGCTTTAACTATTCCTCTAAATTCAGAAAACCGATAGGTTTTGAAGGTACTTCCCTCAGGAGCCAGTAACCCAATAGATGTACCTTGATCGTTAAGTTCATTCGGCATCTTATATGGCGCGCTCCATCCAGCAATACTGGATGTACTAACTTTTTTAGAATTATTTTCTAAAAAACCACTAATTTCAGAAAACTTTATTTCCCCTTGGTCAAACATGGGAATTCTTTTTCTATTATTTTAATTAATGGCTTAAGGTTCCCAGATTTTATGTAGTCTGCAGGATAAGCTCCTTTTAACTTCTTATTTGGTTCTCCTAACCACATAGCCGCATCACGCGGACCTAAGTGCTCGCATAATCTTTGGAAAATTTGAAATTTATTCATTATAATTAATTACACTAGTGTAAAATATATTTAAATAACATGCCACGTAAAAAAACTACGAAAAAAGAAGAGGCGTTTAAAATACCTCAATTAGCTAGCCCAGGTTTTAAGGTTGAGAATAAAAAATTAACTGAAAGACAAAAGGAGTTTCTATCTCTTTCTTTAGATCAAGATACGCGCATAATGTTTATATGCGGACCAGCAGGCAGCTCAAAAACTTATATGGCTGTCTATTCCGCATTAAGGCATTTAAGCAATAATAATGATTATGATTTAATGTATATTAGAACTGTAATTGAAAGTGCTGATAAAGGGCTTGGCGCTTTGCCAGGCGATATTGCAGATAAATTTAATCCATATATAGCTCCCTTAAAAGACAAATTAGATGAAATGTTACCAGCTAAAAATACAGCTCCCTCGGTGATGAAAGAACTAATGGATGAAAGGGTAGATGCGTTGCCCATTAATTTCCTTAGAGGCGCTAATTGGATAGACAAAATAGTTGTGGCTGATGAAGCGCAGAACTTTACATTTAAAGAGCTGACTACTCTAGTAACTAGACTCGGTAAAAATAGTAAATTATTTATATGTGGAGATTTTATGCAGAGCGACATTAATGGAAAAAGCGGATTCGGACCGATGTACGATTTATTTAATGACGAAGACAGTAAATTGAAAGGCATTCACTGCTTTCGATTTACAAAAGATGACATCATGCGAGATGAATTGCTTAAATTTATAATTGGAAAACTTGAAAATAAAAAATAATTGTGTATATCTTTGTATACGATGGAACTTATCTCAGCAATTATAGGAGCGGTAACTACCCTGGCGGGTATTTATCTCACGCATAGATTAAAATCAAAAAAAGATCCCCTGCCTAAGGATATAAATCGCAACGATAATATTTATACTGCTCTTTCATACCTTATTGCCGAGACAGATTCTGATAGATGCTACGTCTATGAATTTCATAATGGAGACTATTATTATAGTGGCAATTCGCAACAAAAATTTAGTAACACATATGAGATCGTTGAAGAAGGAATAAGTTGCGAAGCGTCTGCAGAGCAGAATTTAAGAGTTTCGAATTATAACTTTTTTATTAAAGAATTAATTGAAGAGGGTGGTATATGTTACTCTAACACAGAAAAAATACCAGACCCTTTATTCAAGGAAAAAATGCATAATAAGGGTATTAAAAGTATATCTTGCGTTCCAATTAAGTTATTGAATGGTAAGATTATAGGAATTTTGGGAATTGATTATGTAAAACATACTGTAGATTGCGATCAAGACATGTTCGAATTACTTAAGAATCAGGCTCGAATTATCAGCGGCTATCTTGGAGATTAGTTGAATTTTATTTAATTAATTATATAATTAACTATGAATATAGTTTATTGCACTAACTGTGGTCACAAAATAGAATACACATCTCCTTCTCCTAAATTTTGCCCTTCATGCGGTAGCAGCATGGATGGATCAAAAGCTTCTGTAGACAACTCTCAAGTTGATGATATTGTTGTAGAAAAAATTCCATCTATATCTAAATTAGAGTACGAAATAGATGCGAGCAATGGTAATAGAGTTATTTCTGGAGGTGATTTAAAAAATATCTCCGAATCCCCTAAAAGAAAGGTTTCTAAGTCAAGTAATGATAGCGAAGATCTTATCAAAGAAGGTATGCAGTTATGCAGGAAAAGCAAAAAGCAGACCGATATTGATGACTAGGAAGGAAAAATTAAGCTACGAAGACTGTGTTGATGTAATTGATAATGAATTGCGTAAACGAAAGCACAAATGGCGCCTCCACGCTCTCGCATGGATGGATTACGATGATGTCCAACAAATAATTCGTGCTCATATTTACAAAAAATGGGATCAATGGGACCAGAAAAGAAGTTTAGCTCCTTGGATAAATAAAATAATATCCAATCAAATTAAGAATATATTCAGGAATTATTATACTAACTTTGCTAGACCTTGTTTAAACTGCCCATTCGCTCAATCTTCGGCTAGTGAACATGAAGAGGGCCACACTGGCTTATGTGGATTCACTCCAAGCGGGGTTCAATGTTCAGAGTGTCCATTATATTCTAAATGGGAGAAAACGAAAAAAAGTGCTCATGATATAAAAATGCCATTAGCTTTAGAGCATCATCCTCAGGAAGTATATAATATATCAGAGGAATTAACTGATATTTCCGAAGCAGAAAGAAAATTGCACACATTAATGGAGTTTAAGTTATCTGATAAACATTATGCAATTTATAAAATGATATATGTTGAACATCTACCAGAAGAAGAGGTTGCTAAAAAGATGGGTTATAAAAGTAATGAAAAGGGCAGAAAGGCTGGATACAAGCAATTAAAAAACCTAAAGAAAATATTCATTGAGAAAGCAAAAGAAGTTATTGATAGAAAGGATATTATTTTATGAGCAAAATAGAATTAACGGAAACTCAAAAAACCTACCTAAGGGAAAATCACAAAAAAATTCCAGATTTAATAAAACTCACTCAAAATACTTTTTTAGACGATACTCTAGATGGAAGATCAAAAGAAGGTAGAGCTGTTAAAGACTTCTTGGTTGAAGAGAGTTTAGATTACAATACAACAAAAAAAGAGAAAAAAGGGCCAATAGAACTCGCTGATGAACAAAAAGATGAGATTCTAGACTTAGCAGAAGACGGCTTAAACTCTTTCCAAATTGCTCAAATCATATTCCCCGATGAAGAGGTAAAAAAGCTATCTACGGAGCAGCGAACGGTTATGGCTTATATTAAAGATGTAGCGCCAGACTTGCTGCAAAAAGATGAAAAACCAAGAGTGCGCGAGAAGTATCAGCCACCAGACAGTTTTAACGATGTAATTAACTTAATATCAAATTATACTGGTGACGAATTGAATCCTGACGAAATAGGCTTAGTAGAGAAAAAATCAGCAGAAAAAATGTTACTATTTCTATCTGCGCCAAGATTTTTAAATACAATAAATAATTATAGAGATAAAGATGATAGAGACTTATTCGAAGCTGAATTTGTAAGAGCTACCTGGGGAAAACCTGATTTAACTAGCGATGAAATTAATTTATATATTAATGTTTGCATCGATTACATTAACCTGAGAAATGTAAGTAGAAATATTGAGAAATTAAATAGAATGTTTAATGATGCTGATTCACAACAAGAGATGACTGTAAGGCTAGCCGAGCTACTTAAGACAAAAAGTGAAGAGTACGATAAGTGTGAGAAAAGAATGGAATCTCTAATCAAAAAATTAAATGGTGATCGAGCTAAAAGGCTAGAGAATCGCCAATCTCAAAATGCATCAATATTATCATTAGTTGAAACTTTCCAAAATGAAAAAGAGCGAGCTGTGATGGTAAGAATGGCTGAAATGCAAAAAAAGTTAGTGAAAGAGGAAGCAGATCGCATGGAATCTATGGACTCCTGGAAAGCAAGAATATTAGGATTATCTAAAGACGATGCAGTATAAGTATATCCAGCCCCAAAGGCTCCTGAATATCTATGATGAGATATTCACAGCTGAGTCAGTCCTCACAAAAGAAGCATGTAATTTATTAATTAATTCATTTTCTGAGCAATGTAAATCTGCAACTGTCGCTGGAGTTAACGATGGTCAAAGAAATAATCTAAATACTGTCGCAATATCATCGCACCCTGTAGTTTCAGAAATTAAAAAATATTGTAGTCAAATTACAAAAACTAACATTTTATTTCAAGAAGAAGCGCAATTCATTAAATATGAGCCATCAATGTACTATGAAGAACATTATGATTTTTTTGAAAACCCATATGCTATGTTACCAAGTCAGTTTGGAAAGCAAAGATGGTATAGTATACTATTTTACCTCAACAGTGGAAAAAAAGGTGGAGAAACTAGATTTCCTAAATTCAAGATGTCTTTTAAGCCTGAGGCGGGCAAAATGTTGATGTGGAAAAATTTAAAAAATAATCAGCCCAATTATGACATGCTACATGAGTCTAAACCTACAGATAGCTGGACAAAATATGCGTTAATATTATGGATCAGAATGTAGAACATATATGCAAGGTTTGTAAAAAATCCTTTAAGTCTGAAAGAGCACTTCATATACATATTAAGTCTCATAACATTTTATTGAGCGAATACTATACGACTTATTATCCAATGAAGAATTGGTATAATGGTGAGCCGTTACCTTTTAAAAACAAAAAAGATTATTTTCGCAAAAGATTTTCAACCAGATGGCAAATGGTGCAATGGCTTATAAAAAACAAAGATAATAAACTCGCTAAACATTATGCAGTTAGCGAGCTCAAAAATAGAATAGATGAGAAAAACCTCTTAAAGGCCCCTAGCCATATAGAATTGCAGATATATGACTTACCACCTATAGATAGCTATAAAATGCTTTTTGGGTCATATACAGAGGCTTCTAAGCTTACAGGGGTTGAGCCAATATTTACCAAAAGAATATGTAAAGAGTTTTACGCTGATAAATACAAAGATACGCCAATATTTATAGATACTCGAGAACAACAGCCATTATCATTTCCCAACTCTAAAACAATGAAATTAGATTTTGGAGATTATACTTCATCTGGCGATTATTACTCATATACTTATGTTGACCGAAAAGGAGAGCAAGATTTTAAATCAACAATGTCTACAGGTTTTGAGCGATTTAAAAAAGAATTAGATAGGTGTAGAAACATGGGGTGCTATTTATATGTGGTTACCGAAAGCGATATAGAAAAAATAAAAAAGAGAAACAATTTTTCCAAACACCGATCTAACTTAAATTACATATGGCACAATATGAGAGTATTATCTCATGAATACGCGGGATGCTGCCAATTTATCTTCACGGGAAATCGAGAAAAATCTGTAGAAATTATTCCAAAATTATTAGTTCTTGGAGATGCTTTATGGAGCACGGACATTCAATATTATCTAGACAAACAAAAATGAGCTGGGAACCAGGAAATCAACCAAACAATCCTTTTAAGGAGGATATAAATAAATTACTTTTAGATAAAGGTTTTCTAGAAGAAGAAGAAGCTAAAATATTGTTATATCAATTTTTAAGAGAAAATATAACTTTCACAACTAGTTTATTGTCAGGAGTAGATTTATTTCCATTTCAACACATGGCGATTAAGGGTATGTTTGAAACTGACTACTTCCTAGGTATTTGGAGTCGGGGTATGTCAAAATCTTTTACTACAGGAATTTACGCCTTCCTGGACGCTATACTTAATCAGGGCGTAGAGATAGGGATATTAGCTGCTTCATTTAGGCAGTCAAAGCAAATATTTAAAAAAATTGAAGATATTGCAAATAAACCTCAGGCAAAAATGCTTGCAGGCTGCATTACTAAAAAAAGCAAGAGTAATGATGAGTGGTTGATGGAAATAGGTAGAAGCAGAATCAGAGCTCTGCCATTAGGCGATGGTTCCAAGCTTCGTGGTTTTAGATTTCATAGAATCATTATTGATGAGATGTTGTTAATGCCTGAAAGAGTATACAATGAAGTTATCGTGCCATTCTTGTCTGTTGTTGAAAATCCTACCCAAAGAGAGGAGTTATTTAACCTTGAAACAAACTTGATAAAAAAAGGCGAAATGACTGAAGATCAAAGATATAGATGGCCTAACAATAAATTAATAATGTTATCATCCGCTAGTTATAAATTTGAATATTTGTATAAATTATATTCTAATTTCGAAGATTTGATATTAAATCATGTTGACCATAAAGATGGCTCTAATGCTAGGAGATCTATTATGCACTTTAGTTATGATTGCGCTCCTAAGCAATTGTATGATGTTAATTTGATTAATCAATCTAAAGCTACAATGAGTCAATCTCAGTTTGATAGAGAGTTTAATGCTATATTTACAGATGATAGCAGTGGATATTTTAAGACTTCTAGAATGGCGGAATGCACAATAAAGGATGGAGAAGGGCAGTGTGTGGAAATAGCGGGCGAACCTGATGCAAAATATATTTTAGCTATTGACCCTAGCTGGGCAGAAAGTGAAAGCTCTGATGATTTTGCTATGCATATATTAAAATTAAATGATGAAAAGCGAAATGCGACCGTAGTCCATAGTTATGCAATGTCTGGAACTCGTTTACAAGATCATATGTTCTATTTTAAATATCTTATAGAAAAATTTAATATTGTTAGTATTGTAGCTGACTATATGGGAGGCGTTCAATTTATTAATGCTGTTAATGAAAGCTCTATGTTTAAAAAAGATAATATTAACTTTAAACAAATAGATGTTAATTTTGATGACTTAAATGATTATCAGAATGTCCTTAAGGGAGTTAGGCAACAATATAACCAACAGGACAGAAGAATTTGTTTCCTAAGAAAACCTAGTTCTGACTGGATAAGAAGAGCGAACGAATCTCTTCAGGCGAATTTCGATCATAAAAGATTGTGGTTTGCGTCAAGAGCTATTGACGAAGATTATGCTATGCAACGCAGAAAGAAAATACCAATCACGAAATTAAAATTTTTAAAAAATGAAGAAAAGAATCAGTCTCCCCAATCTAAAATGATTGACCTCATTGAGCATCAATACGATCTAATGAACTTAACCAAGTCTGAGTGTGCTCTGATTCAAATAAAAACTTCTCCCCAAGGAACTCAGACATTTGACTTGCCTGACAATTTAAAAAGACAAACGGGCCCCGAAAAAACTAGAAAAGACTCTTACTCTGCATTAGTTCTAGGCAACTGGATGACTTCATTGTACTATGAATTTATGAATGTCGATTTGACTCCAAAGTACGTAGACTTTACGCCAATGTTTATAAAATAAAAGTTAAAAGTAACTTTAAAAGTAACTTTTTTTACTTATTATAATATATAGGTGTAATTCTCGACAAATGGCTAAAAGAAAATATACTAAGAAATCTGAATACTGGAAAAAGTTTGACCAAAGTCAACCTTTGGACAATATAATGATATCAAATTCTGCTCAATGGTCTCCAGAGTTATCTGGAGAAGGATTTTACCAATCGATAGCGAGTGAATACAGTAGAGGTGGTAAAGTCGATACCCAAACAAGAAAGAATCGAGCGGCTTTAGGCACAAAGGCTTCTAAATACGAAAACATTCATAAGGGGCTGCTTCCATACCATTTCAGCGCAGAAGGGATACATATCAGAGAAGCTATTGAATTGTGCCAAAAAGCTTACTGTAATATTTCTATATTTAGAAACGCAATTGATATTATGTCTGAATTTGCTAATGCAGAAATTATGCTAGAGGGCGGTAGTGAAGTTGCTAGAAATTTTATACAAAAATGGTTTGACAAAATTAACTTATGGTTTTTAAAAGATCAATTTTTTAGAGAGTATTATCGATCAGGAAATGTTTTCCTATATACCTTAGAAGGTAAAATTGATTTAAATGATTTGAGAAGATCTTACAGAACAGAGATTCTTGGACTCAAAGGTAAAATTCCATTAAGGTATATCATCCTAAATCCATATGACATCGTAAGAAGGCATAGCTCTTCATTTTCTGACTCTTTGTATGAAAAGATATTAAGCGAGTATGAGATAGAAAGGCTAAAAAGCCCAAAGAACGATTTAGATAAGCAAATATTTGAATCCTTGTCTCCTGAGGCTAAGAAGAAAGTTAAGGACAATGCTTACTTGAGGGATGGTGTGAAAGTCCCTCTTGATCCTAAATATCTTAGATACTGCTTTTATAAAAAACAAGATTATGAGCCATTTGCTATTCCATTTGGATTTTCTGTTTTAGACGACATTAACTTTAAGCTAGAGCTTAAAAAAATTGATCAAGCTATTACTAGAACAATCGAAAATGTGATACTCTTAATCACAATGGGGGCTGAGCCAGACAAAGGAGGAGTCAATCCAACTAACATGGTGGCTATGCAAAAGCTTTTTCAAAATGAAAGTGTTGGCAGGGTTTTAGTCAGTGACTATACAACTAAAGCACAATTTGTTATACCAGAAATTAATAAGGTTTTAGGTGCTGAAAAATATGAGATTGTCAATCAAGATATCAAGGAAGGCTTGCAGAATATAATTGTTGGCCAAGAAAAATTCTCAAATACTGCAGTTAAGGCTGAAATATTCCTAGAAAGGTTAAAAGAGTCGAGGAATGCATTTTTAAAGCAATTTCTTCAGCCAGAAATTAATCAGATTTGCAAAAACTTAGGAATGAAATCTATACCCCAAGCAAAATTTGAAGAAGTGAATGTTAAGGATGAAACACAACTTCAAAGAGTAACTACAAGATTAATGGAGATAGGAATACTGACTCCGCAGCAAGGTGTAGACGTTATGAAAACTGGAGTATTCCCAGAATCAAAAGAGATTTCGCCTGCTCAAGAAAAATTTGTAGAAGAGAGAGAAATGGGGTACTACAATCCTTTAGTAGGTGGAGTACCTATGATTGAAGGAGAAACTTCAACTCAGACACCTAAGTCTGCTGGTAGACCAACTGGCACGTCAGGAATTCCGAAAGAAGCTGCCGCTAAAGAAACGTATGGCAGAACAGATATACAAAATGTAGTATATGCAACTGAGCAATTCACAGAAGAAGCTAAGAAAATATTAAAAACTCATAAAAAAATAAAAAGATTAAATAAAGGGCATCAAAAACTTATAAGTGAATTATGTTCTAAAATAGTAGTATCTTCTGAGCAAGAAAATTGGAATAAAAACTTTGAAAGCGTTGTCAAAGATTCTGAAAAGATTATGGATTTAAATACTTTAGAAGGCGTAGATAAAATATGCTTAGAGCATCAAATAGAAGAATACCCAGCTGCACTACTATATCATAGTAAAAAAAATAAAAGCAAAAAATCTGTGTAATGCTTTGTATGAAAGCTCCTTTTAAATATAAAACAACTTTTTCGCAGAGCTCGCTAGCTTCGCTTGAAATTGAGTCTGAAGAAGGTATCTCAACTGCTTCGCTAAAACCTCTTTTACCCCTCATCCCTGAAAATGTAAATCTTGAAAGAAATCTAGACTTGCTGGGTGTTGCTTTTAATGCTGCGGTTGCAAACAAATTTAATAATAATGGTGATGGAATTGAAACAGCGACAGCTGTAGCCATTAAAGATTATTTTATACACAAACCTGCGAACCTCGAGCACAATAGAGAGAATATAGTAGGCCATATTGTAAATGCTGGATTATCTGAATACAATTCTCAGTCTGGTAACTTGCTTGATGAGAAGGAAGTCGCTGGAACAAACGAGGCATTTAATATAGCTTTAGCGGCAGTAGTGTATAAAATAGCTAATCCTTCATTCGCTCAGTTGGTAGAAGATAGCGGAGACGAAGACTCGGATAACTATCAAGTAGTTTCTGCTAGCTGGGAGCTTGGTTTTAATAAGTATTATATTGCATTAGGCAGTGATGACCTTAAGGAAGCTGAACTTATTACGGATGAAAACCAAATTAAAGAATTTTCACAATACTTGATTACTCAAGGAGGAGTAGGTAAAACTGAAGACGGAGTAAAAGTAAGCAGGTTGGTAATCGGAGATGTTTATCCTTTAGGAATTGGTTTTACCGCTAAACCAGCCGCCGATGTTAAAGGCGTCATTCATTATAACGATGATGACAAGGAAGAACAAAATAGCTTGGCATCGTATCCAAAAACGGAAAAAATAGAAATTAATAAGACCTTTTTAAACCCTTTTTTACAAAAAGAATATAAAAAAATTTCCCAGAATAATAAAAAAGGGGTAATCTTACAAGATAACACAAAATTTAACATTATGGAATCACAAGAATTAATTCAAGAATTCAAATCTGCATTAGCCGAGCACAAGTTCGACAAGGAAGCAGTCGCTTCTATGACAGAAACATTCACTCAAGCTATCAAGCAAAAAGATGAAGAGTATTTGTCAAACGTCGAAGCAGCAAAAAATGCGGAGGCAGAATTATTGAAGCAGCAAGAAGAGCTCAAGGCTTCTGTAGAAAAACTTCAAACCGAGCTTAAAGAAGCTCAGTCTGCAGTTGAATCTTTAGAAGCTGAGAAGACTCAAGAGCTTATCAAAGCTACCTTCAATGAAAGAATGGGTGCCCTTGATTCTGAGTACGATCTAGAAGACGAAGACAAAAAGATTGTTGCTTCAGAGTTGAACGAACTTGACGTATCTGCTGAATCATTTGCTGATTATAAGGCTAAGTTCGAAAAAGTGTGGCAGCACAAAAATAAAGCTTTCATTGAAGAGCAAGCGAAAGCTTTTCAAGAAAAATTAAACGAAGCTGTTGAAGCTAAATTAAAAGAAGTTCAAACTAGTGAAGCGTCAGAAGTTGAATCAACTGAAGAAGTAACACCTGAAGAAGTTCTTGATAACGCCGAAGCTTCTAATGTAGAAATTTCAAATTCAAGCGAAACATTGTCTGAAGAGCCAGAAACTCTTACTGAGAGATTCCAAAAAGCTTTCAAAGACAACGTTGTTGTAAAATACTAAAATTTATTAATTAAAGGAAATCAAAATGGGACTAAGAATATTACCATTCAGACAGTACGACGAAAACGATGTTATTAATCTTTTTGCTGCCAAAAGCGGTCAAGAAGTTGATAATCTCGATGATGCCCTAGGCACTGCAAAAGTGCATGGCGGAGTTTTCGTTCAAGTTGAAGTCGGAGACCTTAATAACGATCCAATTGAATATGGAGCTGATTCCTACTTGGGCAAGACTGATTACCCCCATATAGGTGCCAACCAATATCCAACTGTTCCGCATAAGGTCGAACTCGCAGACGGATCCTCTAAAGCATTAGGGATCACTCTTAACCAAGTCGCTAAAGCTGACGAGAATGGAGAGAAGCTTCTCTATTATCCTCAAAAAGCTTTAGAAAATCACGCAGTGCTTCCTGGTCAAGCAGTACCTGTAGCTCGTAAGGGTATCTTTACTCTTCACGAATCTGCATTTGATGTTGCTGACTGGGGTACAGATGCCGCTATCGGAAATACGCTTGTCGTTACTAGTGACGGACAAGTTTCTGGACAGGCTGCTGCAGACGTTAGTGGTGTAGGAACCGTTCTCGCTACTGGATCTCGCTCAGAACCTCTTGGTTCTCTTAGCGGAAATTACGCAATTTGTGCAATTGATTGCTAAACTAAAGGAGAAATTACGAAAATGAATATTACATTAAAAAGAACAGAAGAGCAAGTTGAACTCGTAAAAGCAATGGCTTCGAAAAATCGCGAAACCGCATATGAGGCTCAAGCAGCTCTAGCAGCTTTCTTGGCTCCAGTGTTGGCAGAAGTAATTAACAATGCTCCTACTTTGAGTAACTTGTTTCAAACTTTATCTTTCGATGCAGATGATAATCCAAGTATTCCATTGGATCTTTACTATGACGTAGAGGATGAAGATTACATCCAGGTTTACAGCCAGTCTGTACCAGGTGGTCTTCCAACCAGTCAAGTACAACCTAGCTTCAGCGAAATGAAGGTAACTACTTACAATCTTGATAGCGCAGTATCTTTCGACAAGAAATATGCAGCAAAATCTCGTCTTGATGTAGTTGGTAAAACCTTTACTCGCGTTGCTCAAGAGCTTTTGCTTAAGCAAGAGCGTACTTCGGCTAACTTGATCATGGGAGCTTTGAAAAAAGCCGAAACCAATGGTCAAAAACACGTTATTGACTGCTCTGTAGACAAAAGAGTTATGCTTGACGATTTTAATCGCCTTATGACTCTTGCTAAAAGAATCAACACTTCTTACAGTGGCGGAACCCCAACTGATCGCAGAAGTGGAGTTACAGACCTTATTTGTTCACCAGAAGTAGTACAAGAGCTTCGCTCCTTGGCCTACAACCCAGTGAACACAAAAAATGCAGCTGGAACTGATGCTGTTGCAGGTAATCCTCCGATTGCTGCTACTGACGATATGCGTGAAAGCATTTATAACAATGCTGGAATTCCTGAGTTCTATGGCGTTTCCATTATGGAAATCAATGAGCTTGGTGATGGTCAAAAGTACAACAAGATCTATAGCACAATTTCTGGTTCAGCTTTAAGCAGTGGCGAAGAAATTATTCTTGGTCTTGATCGTAGCCGTGACTCTCTCATGAGAGTTCTTTCTCGCGACTCTGAGAGTGGCGCTGAAATGAGCCTTGTCGCAGATGATCAGTACAGTGTTCGTCAGCAAAAAATCGGATACTATGGATCCCTTGAAGAAGGACGCGTCATCCTTGATGATCGTGCTCTTTACGGATTGGTCGCTTCAGGCCTTACTGGAATTTAATTCCCCAAAACTTAACCCTTAACCAAAGAAGCTCGCTACGGCGAGCTTTTTTGTTTTCTATTAAACTTGAAAAAAGTGTATATTCATTGTATAATAAAAAGGAAAGGTAAAAGGTATGAAAAAAACAAACACAAAGAAGAGTTCGCCAAAAGCTCAGTCAAAAGCTTCTAAGAAGCCTAAGAAAAATTTGATCGAAGAATTACAATCTATGGAACAAACTACAGGTAAAGAATACATTCAGAAAACTAAAGAGCTTGAAGACATTCTTGGAGTAAAAGAAGTTAATCCATTCAAAACAGCAAATGCAAGCGTATTCCAAGAAAACTTGTCAGAAATGACTCTTGTAGATATGCAGTCATTAGCAGTAAGAGTCGGCGTAATGCCTTCAGCTAATCGCACTAATTTAAAAAAGAGATTAATGAAGGAGTTTGAGCACAGAAATAAATCTAGAACAATTATCGGAGGAGCTGATTCTAGGCAGGTTGGGCTTAACACAAACAGCCCTGACTTTAAGGAAGTATCTAAAATATTAAGAGAGGGAATGTAAATTGAGTAATATAGGAGATTTAGCTCAGGAAATATTTGATCATGAATTTGATTCAGACACAGAAGTTGCTACAGTATCTTCTATTTCTGGATGGTTAGACTCTCATATAGGCAATCTTAATACTATGATACATACATCCTTTGATGTTGTCAATGGTGTTATTGAGCCTGAAGCTGACTTCAAAAATGAAGAAAAAGCTATATATCGAGCGATGTACCTAAAAAACTTCAACTCATCAATGTCTCGAAAAACTCTGCAGGGAGCCACTAAATCAAGCGACTTTATACAAATACGTGACTCCGATGGCTCGATGATCGTAAGACCCAATAAGAACACTGCAGCGGGCGCATACAGATCTTTAGCTAGCGGTTATGATCAAGAACTAAAAGAATTGGTTTCTGCATACCTTTCTTTTGAAAGCAAGCCAATACAAGTTGCAGGAAACGACGCTCCATCAAGCCAATAAGTGTAATTTAGAATGTGGACAGAACATACAACACTAGCTTACAAGGCCTTACAACTACTTGGCCACAAAGAAACGGTCAATACTTAGCTCCTGATTACGGTTATTCTGCTTCGTATGAAGGAGCTATCCGAATGTTTAGTTACGGAGATGGTTTTTATGCAATTTCGCCTAAAGGTGTAAATAATATAACGTTTTCTCTATCTTTAAATTATAGTAATTTGCACGATAGTGAAGCTAGGCAAATTATAGATTTTTTAGAGACTTCTAAGGGCCTTGATTTTCCCTTTGTTCCTCCAGACCCATTTTGCAAAAGAAATATATTTAGATGCGTAGGATTCTCTCATACTTTTAATAAAGAGAATTTAAATAATATATCTATCAATTTAAAAACAAACAAGCAGAGCTCTTTAAATATAGAGTCCGCTGTCCCTGGTTCGTCAGAAACGTTATTGAACGCTCCTCGAGCTACAGAATCACATACTATGTATTTATCAATTAATTCTGATAGTGTGTCGAACTTTTTACCATCAAATAGTGCAGAACATTATAAAAATTATTCTGATTATTGTAAAATAGGCTATAAAGAATACTTGAGAAGTATATTCACTAGAGAAGAGATGTTAAAGGTTTTGAATAATGATTTTACTGATGGTATTTTAAGTCTTCCCTGGTATACAATGGGGCTTATAGAAAGAGCTGCTTTAGACACTTATGGGATGCCTGATAGTACCAACGATGTCAGATCAATACATCCTGGTTATTATGATCCTCCTAGCTCAACTGATAATAACTCTAAGCCTTTTGAAATCAGAGTTGTTCCTTGGACGCAACCTTTTGGGTATCATACGCCTGATGACACTCTTTACGCTACCTCGATATACGTAATCAATGGGCTAAACTATCTTTCGCAGTGGGCCTACCCTAAGGATATAGTAGTATTTAAGCCTGATTATGAAGCGCAGACTTTTGATAAATATTATTATTGCAAGAAAAGTCATTTTGCAAGGCCGCTACAGAGCGCTTTCAATTCTTGGCTAGACGGATCAAGTTTAGATACTGGCAGTGGTACATGGGTAGATGATCACAGAATTCCAGGTAGTACCGATGAAAGACATTGGACTAAAAACTTTTTTTGGGAACCTAGTTACGCCTCTACAATTTCTCAACAATCAAGAATACTAAGTAAGGTTTATGATGGAGAAAAAGTCGAGGTTCTATCTGACGGAAGAAATACAAACCCGCTAGTATTCGATGTTCAGTTTAATAACAGAGACGATAGAGAAGCTTATGCAATTTTACATTTTCTCGAAAATAGAAAAGGTTATGTCCGCTTTAAATGGGATTCTGTACCAGAAATTTATGATGTCGCAGATAGATACTTTCTATGCAATGCTTGGAGTTTTTCTAAAAGATATATAGACAATAACTCTATCAAGGCTACTTTTATTGAAGACGCGCTTGGGGCTGATTTAGGTTATTAACGAACAGATTCTTTGATTGTCACAGTACCTTCCATAAAGCCATTCTGGCTAATGGATATTTCTTGGGTATCTATTTGACCAGCAATTGTTAATACTCGATTAATTTCTTGCCCAGGTTGATTCTCTGCACCAATTGCTTTTAATAAAATGCTAATTGTGGCATTTCTTTTATCATGACCCTTAAAGTCAATAACCTTCCCAATATCTTCGCCTTGAACAGTAACCTCTCTATTTATGTTACCGAGATTAACTTCTACGGGATGTTTTTTGCCTACTACATAAATAGGTATTCTCTCATACGATTCTGTCCAGCTAATAGACACTGGGTGCTCAATTCCAATGGTTGCTCGATTATAACCATTTAATTCAGTCGTAACGTGATTCTGAGTGTTTAGTGGAGTTATGCTTATATCTGGTTCAGCAGGAGGAACTGCAGGGGTAAATGTACCCCCCTCTAACTCATCTGGATTAGTTGTGCCTATATTTCTGTAATCATCATTCACGCTAGCTGTTGAGCTGCCATCTCTGTCTGATGTCATTTTATAAATAGAGAAATCAGCGCTTATACTTGCTGGTTTATAAGGCTCTAATGTTAAATTAAAAGAATTAAGATATGTTTGCCCAAAATTAAAACCCGCCAACCTTCCGTACAACTCATCCGCTTCCCCAGTTTTACTTATAATTTGATCGCTATTACCGTTTAAATAAAAATCTGTATTTAAGCTCGCAGTGAGTGGAGCGTCAGGGAAATATCTATGCAGTTGAGATTGTCCTAAAGTCCTCATTGGAGGAACTGAGGCTGATACTTGTAGGCCAGCGCTTGTTGAATAAATATAATCGTTTGCGCTTGCATTAACTGGATAGTCTGGATAGTCTGCAGCGTTAGCTCTAGAGTGATAGCTCGTGCCAACCGCTCCTATATAAAGCGGTGTTTCTGTATATCTATAGAAACTTCTTTGGTTACTCATATTCTATATTACACTAAATTACCTTGGCTACCACCTTTATTTGTTGAGTATTCCAATTTTTCCAACCCCAATTCCCGTTAGCCTCAAGTTTTATAACACCATACGAAGGAAGTTGAACCGTAACTGTATTCGCTTCTATGCCTTGTATTTGTGCGCCCCAAAATTGCGCCCCCAAGGAAGTGGGGGGATTAGTCGGTTGTAAATCTACTCTTACAGAGTTTCCACCGCCATCTGTATCTCTGGCGAACAACGAAAATATAAGATCGTCAGTGCCTAAGTTATGGGTAAAAGATAGGGTGGCGTTATTAGCTACAAAAGTAAGACCAGCATAGTTAACCCATCCGCTGCTCCAGCCTGCTGAGTTTGATGAGTTTGATGAGTTCGATGATACATATGTGAGCAAGTCTGAAATTTTTACATTCTGAGTAGTCCCGTCTGCCTTAGCTACTAACAACAAATCATTTTCACCTATTGAAGATGTTGTATTTAAATCCCTTACTTTTATACTTTCGATTGACATATCTTTTCTAATTCTTTAATTCTTTTTTCTTGATCTTTTACACACTCTATCAGTAATGGTATTATACTATTATATTTTACACTTTTAAAGCCATTTTCTTTATCTTTTACGGCTTCTGGCAAAACAAGCTCTACTTCTTGAGCAAGCACACCGTAATCTTTACCAGAATATTTTGGCTGCATTTCTTCTTTCCAGTCAAAAGATATTCCATTTATTTGTTTTATTTTATTTATCGGACTATCTATTGTTTGGATGTTTTCCTTAAGTCTTTGGTCAGAGGCGCTATAGTATGCAACAACATCATTATAACAGAGCAGGTCTCCACTGGCGTCAATTTCTACACTCTTACTTCCTGATGTATAAAAACATATACTATCTAAATCTGAACTTTCTTCTGTTGTTATATAAGTATCATTGTCTGCATCGGATATTCCTGTTAATAAGTCTGTGGTTGCGAAATCTCCCGTTTGACCCGTAGTGACAAACACACCAGTTTCTCCAGTAGTTACAAAATCTCCCGTTTGACCTGTAGTGACGAAAACGCCAGTTTCTCCAGTACTTACAAAATCTCCTATTTCTATTCCAGTTAATACGGGAACACCGCTAATCGTGAGTTCTTGGCTGAAGCCTCCTATTTGTCCTGTTGTGGTGCCAAAAATTCCACTAGTTCCTTTAAGATTATACCCACTAATATCGCCTGTGGTGGAGATATCAGTCACAGATTCTACAAACATTTCTCCTGTAACATAAAGATTTCCTCCAATAGCTAAATCTCCAGTAACTCTAAAATCATGAAAAAATCCACTGGCACCACTCAATTGTTCTTCTGAATATATTAAATTAGAGCTTCCTGTGAATGATGAGCCGCTTTTGTATTGAATTGAGAAGTCGGGCCCACTAACGGTTGTCGTGGAGTTAGAAAATGGAGACCATGCGTTATTGACGTAACCTTCAAATTGACCAAGTTCTGTATTGTATCTCATTAAGCCATTTGTTGGAGTTGGTCTTTGGGCGGATGATCCTGCGGGGAATTTAATCCCATCAGATGTAAAGATTCCTAATCCGTAATTTATCGGAGCAGAAAGATTTAATGGATTTATATTAATCCCTGATTTATTTACAATTGCAGGAGTAAGTCCGTCGCAAGTTATCGAAGCAGTATTATCTCCAGTGTGAACGCTAAATTTGGTGTCGCCATCTAGATCTTCTATCTCTATATATTTTTTTAATTTATTTATAGATATTTTTGAAGTCCGTGCGGCGTTAGAGGTTTCAGCGCCTGATTCAGTTATGACTAAAAAATCAGTTGATTCATTTGTGAAATCATCTGAAAATGTAGGTAAACCTCTTATTTTAACATTAGCCATATATAGTATATATTACACTTTTACAATTGATCCATTTTTATAATAAAGTTTTTCTTTATCATCGCTTTTATTTCGTATAATATTTTCTACATTAATATATTCAGAATCATCTACCACTATAACTTTTATTTCATCTTTATTGTGTGATTTATCTATATATTGTATGGCATCTAATCTTGGCTTTTTTGATTCAGCTGGAAATGCAAAAATAATTTGATCATTTTTGTTTATGAATAAATGTATCATCCTATTGTGCCTTTTAAGGTAGTGGAAGTAAAGTTTCCATTATTCAAAGTATTTGAGTTTATTGAAAAGCCATTCTTGCGTAATAAGTGCCCCGCAGCTCCTCCACTTCCCGCATTCCCAAACCCTGCTTTAGCTAAATCTCCACCAGGCATAGGGGCAAATGTATCATCAGAAAAAAGCGTTCCAGGAGCCCCGCCATTTATAGCGGTCCCATCATTTCCATTAGCGTTCCCAAAGCCGCCTTTTCCTGCAAATATGCCAGCGCCTCCACCACCCCCGCTGTAAAGAGAGCCAGACCCACCTCCTCCGCCACCAAAAATACTTCCGCCATTATTTTCAATTTCAACATTATATTGCAAGCTAATTGCATCTCCACCATCTTTGCCATTTATGTCTGTGTTATAATTTAATGCATTTCCACCATCTCCTCCCGCTCCATAAATCAAGCCTTCATTAATAATTTTAATGTAAGAGTTATTTTCCCACCCAGAGCCTGTTTGTAAGGCGGGCAAAGAACTATCTTTGGAATATACTACTCCTCTATTTATAAATATAATGGCTTCAGCTTCTGTAGTGTATCCTCTAGTTTGGAATAAAATTGACCTTAGATTAACGTTAATTAATGTAGTCGCATTAATAATATGTATTGCTACAACAGACGTATTTCCATTTTCATTATCGCTAACTAAATTATCACCGTCATCTGTCTCTAACCAGCCATCATCAGAGCGCTCAAGTAATGTAGGGTAATCATCTTCTCCGTCTGCAATCAGATAATATCCAGGATTAGCATCCATAAATTCAAATTCAGAAAACTTAAAATCAGCGCCTAGCGAAAACCCGCTTAATGTTTGCCCATCATCACCTATCCTTGGGAACGATGAATTAAATGCAAAATTAGATATATCTCTGGTAGATAGAGAAGATGTGAGGTTTAATCCTCCAGCCTCACCCCTTATTCTCCCTAAGGAAATTGGTGAAGATTTGGAATTTATTTTGGTCATAATAGTTGAGTATAGAGCCCATAATTCGAAGGGTTTGCTACCGTTCCGTTATTAATTAAAATAATTTCTGAGTTTGCGGGCCAACTTGATTCCTGCAAATATAAATTTTCAATGTCACCATTATTTGTGAACTCGTAAAAAACCCTTGCATACGGGAATCCAAAATTTCTACAAAATTCAGCAAATAAATACACTTCACCGTCGCTAGAACTTTCTGATTTATGTTTTATGATAGTTTCATTTCCTACTTTATCATCAGTTCTTAAAATTCTACCATTGTCATCTGTAATCAAAAAAGCTCCCGTATCTTTTATCCTGCTGGAGTGGGGCTGCGAGCCGTCTTCAAACTCAGAGATTAAGAAGTTATTGTCATCATATCCGTCAAAGTTATAGAATTCGGAAAATTTAATCTTTTCATCTGCAAAATTAGGAGCATTGACATCTCCCGTTCTATATTCATCTGCCAATTTTTCTTGTATAAATTTGTCTTGCTCAGATAGCCGCCCAAAACCATAAGAACTTTCACCTATAATTTCGCTGAAAGAAATCGGCCCTGAAGACGGAAGTGTCATTTTATTTGCTTGCTTAAATTTTCAATTTGTTTTTGTTGATCTTTTACAGCCTCAATTAATAGTCCGATAATATTTTGGTATGCTACCGCTTTTTTACCTTCAGGCAAGTCTTTCACGACCTCTGGAATCACTTGTTCTACTTCTTGAGCAATTAACCCCATATGGATTTTTTCTTGATCTTCAGAGTCTGTTCTTGTATATAGGCGACCATTAAGCCTTTTAACTTTCTGAATAGCATGAGGGATTGGCCTGATGTTATCCTTAACGGAAATGTCAGAAAATGCGACAATGTCATTAGATGCATAAATAGATGTAGTCCCTACTACATTATGAACCTCAAGAGCTGCTAGACTGTTGTTTCCGATAGATGCAGATTCCAGATCTGCGCCTCCGTTTTGACCTATAGAAATATGGTTATTAAAACCAACATTTTCATCAAAAACTTTTACCGCAGCAATATCTTGAGCATCGTTTATAGTGACAAAACTATTACCTAAATTAGTAAGAGCGTTTGTGTTGGATTCTATACTTGAGTTTAATGTTGAGAAAATATCGCCTGTTCCGTTAGCGCTTATGTCATTAGTGATAGTTAAGTCAACTGCAGATACGTCATTAAAGCTTGGGTTTCTATCTCCGCCTTGGTATAAGCCAACCTCTAGTTCAGCTATTTTCATACTCTTGGTTTGATCTGCGCTTATATCAACTATAGGGAAAACATCATTAGTCGCATCTAATTCATTAGCACTTAAAAGAGTTAAGTCTGATATTTTAGTTTCTGCCATATAAGATATTACACTTTTTAATTATTGATTTCAAGTAAAATAACGCTACCATCTTGTTGTAAAATTGGAAACTCATCTTGCTTTAATAGGGCTTTTGTTGTAGAGAACTCAAAGACTGCTGACTCACAAGAATCCCCTGATTCGTTTGAAGCTATACCTACTGCATAATAAACTCCTCCTGCTGCTAAATTATTTAAAGAAACTTGGTTTGAAGTAAACTGGTCAGTCAGAAATAAATCAGTAAGAGCTTGATCGTTATAGATATTCAATGAATACTCTTGAGCGGTTGTGCTGGAATTAGATGTGTTTTGAGAAAACGTAGGAATGAAATTTAGGGTTAAGCCTGAGCCTGAAGCTCCATTGCTAGTTGTAAAAGCTGGTCGGAAAGGTTTTGTGAGGGCCGTTATTATGTTAGAGTCTAATGATTCGCCTTCGTCATTGAAAGATCTCACTCTGTAGTAATAGAGGGTCCCAGAGGAAAGGTTTTGAATCGACAAAGAGTTTGATCCCGCCCCTAGAACTTCATAAGACTCTAGGTATATTTCAACTCCCGAAGAGTTTTCTGCGGTTACAAAAGATGTGAAATCGGAAGTTTCACTTACATCTACATAATAACCTGTAGCTGATCCTTGAGCGTTCCAGTTGATGGTAAAAGAAGCTGCTGTACTAGAAAACGTATGGCCTGTTTCAGTACAATCAATATTATTATTGGTTGCAGCCGTAGCCGTCGGAGCGCTGACTACGAGCGTAGTAGTACGAACATCAGATTCACCGCATGTTTGATCAAGCGAATTGTAAGCTTTTACTTTAAAGTAGTAAACGTTTTCCGTTAATCCATCAACCGTAATGCTATTAGTAAAAGTTTCGATACCGTCATAAGTTGGTAGGATAGTTGAAAAATCAGAAGTCTCCGACAAGAAGAATTCAAAATAGCTAACTCCTGCAGGGTAAGACCAACTAGCTGTAAAAGAATTTGCCTTAATTTGTGAAGATAATCTTGTGGCAGGAACTTCTGGGGGAGTTTCTATTAGTAGTTCGGACGCCTCACTGTCTCCGCAGTCATTATAAGCTATGAGTTTCGCGTAATATTGTGTACCTAAATTTAGATTACATATTTCATGGGCAACGTCAGTACCGCTTAAATTCTTAAAACCATATTCTGCTATTGTTTGGGAATAATTACTATCTAGCGCAACGTAAAGTTTATATCCTGTTGCTCCACTGGAGCTATCCCACTCAATATCAGCGCATCCGTCACAGCCAGCGCTTGTAAATATTAAATTTTGTACAGCAGCTGGTATAGTAATTATATTATCTACTGAAGAGTAGGGGGATTCAGCATCTTTATTTTTTGCTTTAATTCTGAAATAATATTGAGTGCCAGCAGATAAATTTGTAAATACTATTGAAGTTGAGGTGGTAGAGTGTGAAGTATCGTAGCTCTCTACGAAAGAAGCGAAACTTGAGCTCGTCGATAAATTTACTTCGTATGAAGTTGCATTAGGGCTTGCGCTCCAGGACAAATTAAAGCCGTATGACCCGTTTGAATGTGTACAATTTGAAGTGTTGATTCCTGAAATCAAGCCTGGAGCAGAAGAGTTTGTTGTGATCGATATAGGTGCAGAAAAGGGTCCAGTTCCGCAGGAGTTATTTGATGCTTGTACTCGAATGTAGTATGTCGAATTTTGATCAATTCCAGTGGAAAAAGTTTTGGATGTTAAGGATGTCGTTTCAGATGAAATAATGGGGTTGAAATTTGCATTTCCTGCGACTTCTACAATATATTCATTGGCTGAACTAGACGCATCCCACGATGCTGAAACAGAAGAATCTGAAGAAGACGTCGAAAGATTAG